AAGCGCGTTCGCACCAAGCTTCGCCGTCTCCGACTCAGCCCTAGCCGCGTACTCATCGACCTGCGCAGCGTGGCGCATCGTCGCCTTGGACATGGCCAGGTTGTACGCGCGATCCTCGGCGTCTTTGTCGTCTCCAAAAGCCTGCCTTGCCAAGCCGTACTCAGAGAGCCTGGACTGAGCCGCAGCGCGCTTGTCCTGCAGTGCTGCGCGCTGGTCGTCAACGTCGCGCTGGATCTCATCCTGGATAGTCTGCTGGACGTTCTGCAGGTAGTTGGACGACTGACCGCCACGGCGCGACATTGCATCACCTAGGCCGGCCAGCGCCATACCGATTACGCCCATGGCCTTCTGTCCGTCAGTGCGCCGGTCGCGCTGGATTTGCGTGTTCTCAGCTTCCTTGTTGGCAGCTTCGTAAGCGGCCATCTTCTCGTCGGCAGCGGCACGGCTCGCGGTAGACGCGGTTCTGTCTGGGCCGGCGTCCGCTCCAATCTCATCAGCTCTGCTAGCATAGAGATCTGCAATGCGATCGGCATTGGATGACTTAGCGCCACCCATCGCTTGCGCGTTAGCCATCGCTTCGTTGGTTGCGCCGCGGTACGCGTCGATCGACTGTTGAATACCCTGGCGGTATGAGCCGGGGTTCATCGCGGAGACGCTAGACGGCGCGAGCGGCTGCACCACAGGCATAGGCGCTGGAGCGTCTACCATCGGCGTCAACGGCTGCGTTAACGCAGGGTCCATCGGTTGCGGCTGCAACGAGCCGCCGCTAAGGTCTACGCCTCCGCGGTAGCGCATAACGGCTTGCTGTAGCTGCTCGGGAGTTAGAGCCATTTAGCGTCCACCGCCAAGCAAAGCACCGCCAGCACCAAGCATTGCACCGCCCATGCCGAACAGGCCGTTTTGCTTGTTGAGTGCAGCCTCTTGCCTCATGCGCTCGTACATCAGATTCGCGTTGGTCTGCTGCCCCTCTGCGCCCATCTGGGCATCGAGGTAGTCACCGTTCAGCATCATCCCGGCCTGGACGCCTGGCTGGTACGCGTTGAGCTGCGTCCCGTAGCCAAGCGCCGTCATCTGGTTACCCAGGCCTGCCTCCTGTAGTGCCTGGCCGCGCTGTTGCATGGTCAACTGCTGGTCAGTGACGACCTGGTTGGCCAAGGCCTGATTGCCAGCCATGGTGTTCTGCGCCTGGATCGCGGCAAGATCCTGCGCGCTCATGGCGCTTGCCATCGCGTTGCCTGCCATCGCTTGACGACGGCCTAGAGCTCCGCCCGTTGCAGCGAGCGCGGTGTTTTGGCGCATCGCGCGGTCGAGTTGAGCACTTGCCCCGATGCGCGCAGCGTCGTTGGCGGCTGCCATCGAGTTCTGAATGTACCCGCGTGCGGTAGGGTCGTACCCGCTCTGGCGAGACAGCGCATCACGCGTTACCTGCGAACCGTATGCGGCTGTATCGCCTGCGTTGCTCCCAACACCGCCCATATTCGCAAGGCCCTGAGACATTAGGCCCTGCGCGTCCTTCTGCCCCTGCGCGTACTGGTCACGGTACGAGTTGAGCGCATCCTCAGACCCTCCGTAATAGACCTGGCGCGGCTTTACCTTCTGGCGTCCGCCAGCAATAGAGGCGCCAATACCGCCAGCGGCAAGCCCTCCGCCGATGATTGCACCGAGCATTTAGTTGCCCCTCTCGCGCCGCATCCGGCGCAGGTCCAGCGCTAGCTGCTGGATTCCGATAGATTCGCCGTCAACACGAGTGAAATCCGCGATGGTTCCGACGATCTCAAAGCCGACGCTCAGATCCAGCTTGAGCACGCGCTCATTACTGGTGAGCGCGTTACCGTCCACGTAATCGACCGTTTGCAGCGTCAGCGCGTGGTCAATGCCAGCCTGGATGAGCTCACGCCCCAAGCCCCTGCCGCGAGCACCCTCGAGCACACCCGCCCCAAGCTGCACGCGGTGCGAGACGGACGGGTCCGCGTACGGCGTGAGCACGCACATACCGTCGATGCGGTCGCCGGAGAAGGCGCAGAAAATGGCCTGGCCCGGCTGTTCGTGGAACGCCATGAACTCCTCCACTTGCGGACACAGCGAAAGCCTCGGACTCAAAGCCAGCTCCCTCCAGTGGACAAGCAGAAACGACCTCAGACGCCTGTCTTGCTGGTCGCACCTTGCGATTACAGTCATGCGCTCACGATAGTGAGCAGATAGCCCAGCTAGCGCCTCACTTCTGGGCTCCGCTGAGAATCCTCCGGCGCATCGCCTGGCTCTGGTTGACTGAATAGAGGATGTCTAGGCTGGAGAGTTCAACGAGTCCGTTTGGCTGGTCCACAACGATCGTGACGCGAATTGCGGACGCGTTGAAGGTCGGCAGCCTAAACGAGACCACGTATTGGTCATTTGCGCCGATTCCGATCGCGCTCAACTCGGACTCAGTCCACGACCTAGACTCGGTGCGCGTGCCGTTCCAGTCGTAGTCCACGCTGATCGTTAGCCCGTGGGAGATGTCGCGGTAACCGGACACCCAAACCTCGTGAAACTGGCAATCGCCATTGACGCCAGCCGGAGCAAACCAGCCAGTTTGGATGCTTGGTTCGCCGTACCATGTGCCCGACACAGAAGATGCGCCCTGCAACCCATCATCCATGCGACCGATGCCAGTGTAGTCGGTGCCTGACTCAGTGAATCGGGGGAAATGGACCCACGTATGTGTCGAATTCTCGCCCTTTGCTGGACAGGTAAAATCCTTGTACATCGTGTTCCACTTCGTCCACACATCTCGATCGTAGTTGTATACGAGCCACCAATCAGCTTTGCCGTCGTTCGCGACAGACACGGCAAATGCCACCTCTTCGTATTTCTTGTGGTGGACAGCGCCGATGACGTTCCTGAACTTCATCTCGCCGAACAGTCGCACGCCCTGTCCAGACAGCAGTGCGAAGGTGTCGCCGGTCTGGAACAAAATACCGGCAGGCGTCTCCACGACTGTGCGTCGGTCAACGCATCCGTAATGCGATACGAGCTGCGGAGTCGAATATAGCCCGTCATTCGGGGTTACGTTCGGCCCTTCGCCATGCACTGTGTATATGGCGTTTTCAGTGAAAATGAATGGCTGGCTGCCCATGCCACGGACGGCTGTAACCCTGCCAGCTCCAGCGGGTAGCTTGATCTTGAGCTCCACAGAGAACTCTGCGCCATACTCAAGGTAATCAAGCGGAATACGCTTGGAGAGCATCACCTGATCTCTGTGCTCAGCCAGCACGACCCAAGCCCGGTCGTTTACGAAACCAATGTCATGGGCGGCAGGTAGAGCATCTGGCACAAGCTCGTCCGTGCTCGTCTCCTGAGAGAACAGGATCGCGCTAGTGCCTGACGAAACAGACGCAGCAGTCTCCTCGTAATATGCAGCGGCAACAGTCCAGCCGACGTTAGTCTGATAGTAGTCGGAAGACATCGTCGCTCCGTCCCAGTAAGTGCTGTAAAGCAGTACTTGGACCGAATCCTGGTGCACCCCGTCTCTCATCGTGAACGGAGGCGTAACGCGCAGCCGCGGCTTTACTCCAGCGGCAAACTCGACATAATTCGAAGGCGCAGATCGCACGCGCTGACCGGCTGCGTTCGTGTAGATGTACTGTGCGCGGTAGCGGGTGGTACCAGCGAGAGCGGTACCCGAACCTCCGGTGTCGCCATAGAGCCGTGGTCGGTACAGGTGCCCTGCTTCTACAGTCTCGTAACCGTCGAAAATTGCGGGCTGAGCTGCGGCAATGAACGATTGCCCATTGATGTTCGCGTACGAAGGCCCAGACCTGTTCAGGTCGCAAACCGCATAGCGCTTTGATGCGTTGTTTAGACCAAGGGTAGCGTACGAGAGCGATGCGATTGAGTCGCCCACGTGCAGGGTCGCGAGTTTGCCGTAGTCGTCCACGGCAAAGCGACCGATGGGCGTCACTCCAAGCGCGTTGGGTGTGGCAGGGTCGCTGTACTTGCCGAGCACGACAAGAGACAGCGCAGGGTCAACCGCGTCGATTCCAGCGTAGTTTCGCTCAAGCAGATACAGCGGGTAAACCTCGTAATGAGTCCCGCTGGAATCAGCCTTCCAGGTTACGCCATCTGCGGCAAGCTTCATCCAATACGCGGTAGCGGTGTCTGTTAGAGCGCCAGTGCCGAAGTTGTACGTATCGAACCGCACCTTTGTGTACGGCGACGTCCAGATGTCGAACTGATACTGTGCGCCAACAACGAGACATCGATCTGACGAGCTGTACGCGCGGAACGTAACGCTTAGTCGATTGGCTGGTCCAGTTCCATACCATCCGGTCTGGTTCCATAGAGACGACATCGCATCTGCGTCAACAATTCCAAAGCCGCCATACGATGGCGCTCCAGATAGTGAGCTCCATCCGACGTACCGTGTATTGGTTCCTGAGCCGTTGTTTACGCGCACATGCGAGACGGAATGCGTGCACGCCCCTGTAATGTTGCCGGCAATCGTCACGCGAGACACGGCATTGGTAGCGACGGTTAGACGCGTGATCTTGGTATCCGCTCCTCCGTTTACGTGCCACACGACATAAGCGTACGTAGACGAGTCGCCGGAAACCGCTACGCCAGCTCCGACATTGGTCTCTATCGTAACAGGCGCGCTCGCAACGAGCGAAACACCCGTCGTATACGTGAGCTTGGTGGCCTGGAGGTTTCCGCCAGCCGCGTCAAGGTGCCAGAAGAGCACGACCCCCGCTGAGTGCTGCGTAAGAGCGAAAAAGATCGATGTCGCGTAAGACACGAACTGCCTAGACGCGACGACGTACCCGGATGCATCGGTTAGCGTGACGTACCAGGCGACGTTGCCAGCGGAATCCGTCTTGCGATTCGCGTACCAACGTAACGAGCCGTTGTCACTCGTCAAAAAGCACGAGTAGAGCGCGGATACAAGATCAGAGGATGCCGGTAGCACGCCAGCGTCAGACACCTCGACCGGGAACCATGCGTTCTGCTGGAGATCCAGACCGATGTTTGCGCTCGTCGGTAGGCTCGTCGTCAGCCCCGGGTGAAGCCGCTTAGTTGGCCACTTTGGGCGGTAGTACGCGGCAGCTACGTCCTGGATCCCGTGAGGAACAATACCGTGACACACAGGCTCCGTGGTCGTGATGGCTGTAGACTCGCCGCCATTGACTCCAGGTGCCCCCGAAAACGTGCCGCTACGCCCACGCGAAAGAGAGATGTTGTCGGCCGTTTGGTGGTTTTTGGTTGGGTCGATCCGCTCCGGGATGACGTTGTCCACCATTCCAAGGTCGAGCGGGATGGATGCGCGCTGAGGATTTGCCATACCTAGAATACCCACGCTTTGACAGTGACGGCCGTTGCCGATGACGCGCGGATGCCGAACCACTCGCGAGGGTCCTTAGTGCCCACCGCCTTCATATCTTCCGGGCTCATCGGACGAATCGTGATGGATGTCTGGTTCTGACCGACGTTGAAGACGCCCGTGTAAGGCTTGCCTAGACCGTGCTTGAAGTAGTTGATGTTGGTGGTGCCGTCTGTGGTGACGGTTAGAAGCGATCCGCTTAGGATCGGCACCGAAAACACTTGATCGCAAAAGTCTGCGGCTGCGTCCGGCTGCGTCCCTTTGCGCTTGTACGGCTTGAGCTCGCTCATGTCACCCTGTAATAGCGGCGATCGTATGCGGGCTGAGACTCGTCTCGGATCTCATAGATCTGAGCTCTATCACGCGAGGCAGTCTCACGGATCCGTCGCTCCGCATCGTTTCTCGACGCGACTAGCCCCTGCACGTCCTCCCATCGCTTATCGCGTTCAGCGATTTTCTTGGACGTGTCCAGGACAACCCACTCTGCCCAGGCCGGGTTACCGTAAAAGCCGTTTAGCGCGCTTGGCGTGGTCGAGATCCACTGAGTGGACGTGTACTGCACGGTCAACGTCTGCTGAGCCGTTGGAGTAGGGTACACATAGATCTTCTGAGCATCGATCAAGTACTCTGGGCGGACGTCGTTCCAGCTCTCAGCCTGCGTTTGCGAAACGCGGCCTTTATCAGCTGGCGAGAGCGGTACCTTTTCGTCGGCGCTCTTGCTCCACGTCACGGAGACGATCGAAAGGATGTTGCTGTCTGGCAGCGTCCCGTACCCGGTGTTAGCGGATACGGTCACGCTAGCGGACGACATCCACGTAAGCTGCTCGCTTAGCGCAGACTGCACCCATTCCGAGAGCTCGGCGATAGACTGTTGGAGTAGCCGGTACAGCGTTGCATCAGACAAAGACGACGTTGCAGACCAGTCGCAACGAAATCGGACATCTGAAGCCATCGTGTCTGTCAAGAGCAGCTGCACCGGATACCCCCATAATCAGTCGTCCGATTCCATGCCGCAGCAGCTCTGCATGGCTTCCCACGCATCCACTACGGCCATCGGGTCATCGCCCTTTAGGGCAGCCATGAGGGACTCGGCAGCGGCCTTTTTGGCCTCCATACCGGGCTCATCCTCGCCTTCCGCCTCACCCTTCGGCTTGACGCCGATGAGCAGGCCAACCGCGGGCTTGTCCATCAGCTGGCCAACCGGACGAGGACGGCAAGCGTGATCATGCCGCAGGTGTTCGAGACGGCGGGGCCAGCGGCCACGATGTTGGCGTAAGTGACGGTGCGATGCGTGATCGTGACAACACCGGTCGTCTCGTTCACGGAATACACCAGCTCGTGATAGTTGCTGTCGCCTGGGACGGCGTTCAGCGACAGAACCACGACATCCTTGATGCGGCCTGCGATGGTCACAGTGTAGATGCCCGTGGACGTGTACCCAGCGGTCGCTGAGAACCCGTGCGACTCATCGACAATCGGAGCGCTTGCCCCGTTCGGGGTGAATTTGATGTACGCTAGGCGGCTATCCGGGCCGCAAGCTTTGAGCTGGTGAACTAGATTGGTGGTATTCATGCGGCCTCCTAAAGGTCCGGGCGTGATTGATTCGGCTGACCGCTGGCGACATCACGATGGATGTGGACAGCGCGCAGCCGGTGAGCCCTTCGGGCTCACCTACTCACGCTCAGATCACGCCGTCGGAATCGCGATGCGCACGATTCGCGACGGGTTGAATGCCGCGAAATTGTGGTCGATCATGATGCGCGACTCGTAGCCGTCAGACGTGGCCAGGCGGCTGAACTTGTTACCGTCCGTCTCGTCGATGGCAGGCTGATTGCCGTTCACGAGGTGCTTGAAAGCGCCTCCCTTGACATCAACAGCCCAAGCAATGCCTTCCTGACAGTCAGGATCAACGTAGAAGGTGGAGCCGTACGCCTCGAACGTCTTCACGCCGATTTGATACTTGCCGACCTCTACAGACTTCATGCCTTCTTTCGCGCGCTCAAGACGAGCCACGTCATTCGGGTGAATGAACACAGTGTCGAGGCCAAAGCCAGCGCTTTGGCAAACTGCGTTCGCCTTGATGAAGACGGTCTCCACAGACTCGCCAGTGGAGCCGATGCGCCACCCGCCAAGCGCCTGCGGGTACAGGCTGCGGTTCACACCGAAAAACGCGGTAGAAGTGGGCGTGGACGCCGGGCACCATGCAGCCAGACCAGCCGCCGCGATCTGCGAGGTCTGAGCCGCGCCGCTCGTAGCGTTGGTGTCGCCGTTGATGTAGAGGTAATCACCGACTGCAAGGCCGGTGATCGTGGTCGTCCACGTGCTGTCACCGGTGAGGGTTCCGGCTTCGTAGTCAACCGCAGTCACGGTCACGTAATCAGGGTCTCGCAGCTGGCCGCCATCAGCGGCAGACACGAGCACCTGGGCGCCCACGTAGAAGAACCGCGCAGAACTGGGGTAATCCAGCGTCAGAGTGGTTCCGCTCGGAGCCGTGGACGCGTGGACCTGGCAGCGAGAACCAGTGTTGCTGCGGAACGCCTCGCTGGCGATGTTGTTGCCGAGTCGGGACATCGCGCCCTCAAACTCGCGCTCAATCGTCTTGACGACCTGCTCCGCGTTGGACTTGGACAGGCCGCGCAAAGTGCGACCATCAAAAGTCACGTAGTCGTAATCAGTCACAGGGGTGACCTGGAAACGGACGTACGTGTTATTGAGGCTCATTGCCTGAGCAGTCGCGAACGTATGCGAACGACCACCGGACAGCGTGGTCTGCGCAGGAACGTTGTAGGTCTGCTCGTGAAAATCGTTGTCGCTCTGAAGCATCGCGAGAAACGCGTGATTCTGATAGATGAACGACTTGGGCAGCCCATCGGGCCACCGCTCCTTAACCACTGCCGACAGGCTACCAATACTGAGAGTCATTTGTTACCACCGGAAATAAAGGCCTGAACTGCCCGCTGTCGCAGCTCCTCCTGTGTTGGAGGTGCGGCCGGCTTTCTCACCGGAACTTCGCTTGCTGCTTTGCGAGAGAGCTGCGAAGGACCACCCTTCACAGCGGCGCCCTTGTTTCCTTGCTGGGCCTGCGCGGTTTTCTCAGCGGATAGAGCATCCGCAAACATCTTTTTGAGTTCTGGATCCGCGAGAACAGCTTCTACTTTCGACTTGTCCGAAAGGAGCGTTTTCAGCAGACGAGCATTTGACGCCGTCTTGACGTCACCAGTGAACGTAGACTCGACATCCGCAATCACGCGCTTCAGGTCGGGAAGCTGCTTAGTACGCTCATACTCGGCGTAATAGCGCTTGTGGACCTCGCCTGGAGCCCACGGCAGAGCCTTTAGCGGACTGTCCGCGTCAAAGGTGTCCGTAATGAGCTTGATTTCTTGGTCGAAGACTTGCCGCGACTCAAACTCAGCCTTTTCTCGCTCCATCCGAGCGAGCCTCTCTTCGAGCTCGCGCGTCTTGCGTTGCTCTGGAGTCTCAGCGCTCTGAGGTTTGCGAAGCTTTTCGTCCTTTAGGACGGCCTCGCCAAGATCATCAAACTCGGTCCCAGCCTTGCGCAGGAGTTCTAGCGCCGCGGCCCTGTCACCTCCGCGAGCCTTCTCCGCGAGAGCCGACAGATCAGAGGCGCCCTCCATCTGCTTCTTGAGCCGCAGAAAGTCTGCGTGTAGACGCTCATTGTCAACGAGCAGCTTTGCGTACTTGGCCTTTTCGCTCGCGGTCATTTCCGCAGCGGGGGCCGGCTCGGCGGATGGCTCCTGCGCAGCGTCCGCTTGAGCATCGTCGGTCTGAGACTCGGGCGACTCGCCAGACTCGGTTTCGTCAGCGCTATCATCAGGCGCGGTATATGCGGTCGGCTCGGGCTCCTCTGTCTTGGGAGAAGAAAGAATCGATCGGATCCGGTCCATATAACCGGCTCCACCAGTCTGATCGTTGGTCACACTCGTCGAGATGCCATCCATTTACGCCATAGCTCCAGGCTGCGGAGCCGGTGTCGCCGGCACGAATGGCGTGAGCGGGTTACCTTGGGGCTGCTGCATCGAAGCCTGAAGAGCCGCCTGTTCACCGGCCTTCTTCTTGCGCGCAGCATCTCTCATCTTTCGCGCCATACGCTCGTAACTGGTTAGCCTAGCTAGCGTCTTGTCATCAGCTCCAAGCATGTCTGCCTTTAGCCAACTCTTGCGCACCACCTCGACAGTGAGCTCAAGATCCTGGTAAGGCGTCGGCACGACGTCGTCTTCGCCGTCTACGATCTGCTCGACGTGCCAGAGGACCGTATCTAGGTCTACGAGCTCAAGCGACAGCGCCTCGTCCAGGTCGGGTACGTCTAGGAGCTTCATGGCCCACGGGCGCGTGAGGAACCCGGTCTGTAGCCACTGAGTAACTCGCTCCCATTTGCCGCCAGGCGTGCTCGGAAGGCTGTTAATCGGGTACATGCGCATCGTGGACTGGCCGTCGATGGCAAGATCCGTCCACGCGAAACGGTTCAGGACTTCATTACGGCCGCGATGCTCGATGCTGTTGACGTAGAACGTCTCTTCGCGCTCCTCGGCCATCTTGGCGGCCTTATCGTTGAGCCGCTCGAGTAGCCGAGCGACCGACATGAAAAATCGCTCGTACTGCCGAACGTTCTCGATGTGACGACGGCTTCCAATGTCCTCCATGGTCTGGAGTGCGATGCCTGACTCAACGCCAGGCACCTTATCGCCCTGGACCTGCGAGCCATTTAGGCCCACTTGCTCCATCGTCTCTAGCTTGATTGCCTGGATCTCATCTCGGATATCGGTGGAGCCGCTTGGGTGTTGATAGAATTGAGGTGGCTGGCCTACATACTCGAGCACCTGGACGGGAACGTTCGTGCCAGAGACAAGCGCCGTTGGTAGGACCTGCGAGCCCTTCTCGAGGAACACCCACACCTTGGCGGTGATGTTCTGGATCGTCTCCTGGTGACGGATCAACCGGTTGATGCGCAGCTGAGCCGACTTGGTCTCCTCGACGAGACCGCAGCCGTACCAAGTCCCGACAGCACGCGCCTTCCACATCATCTGGGCGAGCGGAAACTCGTCGTCTGTCCACTCCTCGTCCACAAGCGTGCAGGTGGACGTGACGATTAGGCGTCGCCCGTCGCCATTGCGCCGCTTCGGCTTGTCCTCGCCATCCCCGCTAGGCTCGGCGTCAGACTCGCCGCCTTCGCTTTCGTCGCGAGTCTTGGCGCTAGGGAGGTGGATTGCCTCGATGGTCAGCACCATGTCAGCGGTGCCATCGTTCGTCACGAACATGTCTGACCATTCCGTGATGGTCGGACCCGCCGCGTGCTCAAGTTCCGCTTTGAAGTCAGGGTACAGATTGATCAGCCTTGCCCGCGAAACCGGACGAATCCGGTACACGCTGCGCACGTCGCCTGCGATATTCTCGACGTGGTCAACTAGGATCTGATTCGGCAGCACGCGCTCCAGCTCAGGCATGCCCGTCTCTTCGTTGACGATGCCCCACACGTACCCGTTGCCCAGGATCATCGCGTCGCGGGCTACCAGCGGTGCAGTCTCGTAGATTCCAAGATCCCAGAACTGGCCCTGAATGGCCTTCGTTCGCTTGCGCGCCTTGCGCTGGTCGCTGAACGAGCCGCCCTCGGTAGCGTAGTAGGGGATCGGCTTGTTGCTCGTGATGACAGGGACCGCGCTGTCAACGATGGCGGTACACAGCTGATACCGCATGCGGCCATCTTCACCACGCAGCAGGTCAGCCAGGTTCGCGTCGCCCACGCCCGTACCGGCTACGTCACCGTTGCCGTAAAGCTTTAGGTGGTGCTTATCGAGGATCGCCTTAGTGCGCTGCTTCAGCGCGATCGCGGACGCGTACTGATGAACCGCACGGTGTGGCTCGTCGTCCACCTCCCACCACGGCTCATTGCCGACGGCCTTGCCGTCTGCCCAGCGTTGCTTGACTACACCGTCAGGATAGGCGAACGGATTCAAGGCAGCTCCTCCTGCAACGCGTCCTCGAGCGCGCGTTCAGCCGCGGCTACACGCTGCGCATGGGTCATCTCAGCGACGCGTGGCGCAGGCCTGGGAGCAGGCTGCGGACCGTCGTCCATAGCCACTACGCGCGGGCGCACGGTGAACGTTGCGGCGAACTGCCCACACGTCACCTGTGTCGCGCCAAGCTCTAGCAGCCGATCACACAGCGCTACGAACGAGTCCTCTGGAGTCGATGCCACAGATTCGTGGCCCGATTAGCCCAGTTAGCGCCTGGTTCGGAGTTAGCGAACGTCGTATGCGCTGACGATACGCCTCACGATGCCAGAACGGACAACGTCCGCCGCATCGAACCGGCACACCGCAACGCCTCGGACGCGGGCCAGTTTGGCCACTGCGTCATCTAACCCGGATGTGACGCCGTGCGGCAGGTCCACCTGAGTAACGTCACCTGTTACGACTGCCTTGGATCCATCGCCTAGGCGCGTTAGGAACATCTTCATCTGTTCTACGGTAGTGTTCTGCGCCTCGTCCAGGATGACGAATGCAGAACTCAGCGTGCGCCCTCGCATGAACGCGAGCGGTGCGATTTCGATGGTTCCGTCGGCCAGCCAAAGGCTTGTTCGCGCTGGCCCGGCGATGCCGTGCAGCGCGTCGAACAGTGGGCGCATGTACGGGTTGACCTTCTCGGATAGGTCACCAGGCAGAAAGCCAAGCTTCTCTCCGGCCTCAACAGCTGGACGTGTCAGGATGAGCCGTGCGAACTGCCGATCCACCAACCCCTGTACAGCCTCCGCGATGGCTAGGTAACTCTTGCCAGTGCCGGCAGGGCCTACGCCGAACGTGACATCGTGGGTGCGTATCCGGTCCACGTAGTCAGCCTGCGAACGGCTGCGCGGGTCCACAGCTCGCGGTGGCGCTGGGCGTGCCTCAACGGCCTGGAGCTTGTCACGCTGTGTCCTTTGCTGCTTACGTGGCTTGCGTACCTTGCGCGGCATCTATTCAGCCTCCCACCATGGCCGATGCTTCTCGGCCACATTACGCCGTGCCCGCTCTTCGAACGTCGTCCATACCTGGCGCGGCTGCACATCAGGCGGCTTCTCGTGCGCATAGGCCTTGTGGGCGATCAACGCGTACCGCATCGCGTCGCACATGTCGTCTGGGTACTCTGGATGTGGCGCCTTGCGGTGTTGGTCCTTCCAAGGCAGCGACTCCATCTGACTCGCCAGATCCTCAGCAAGGCCATCAGCGACCACTAGGCGGCCCGTGCGAAGCTCGGTGTTGACCACGTCGATCTGAACCAGCTTCTCAGCCTTCTGAGCGTTCTGTATGTACGCGTTCGCTCGAGCCCCGTAGCGCTTGTTGTAGACCTCGACGTACCCCTTACCGGCGCCGTTGACATCGCCCACGACCTGGCTGGGCTTGTACTGCTCTACGAGCTCGCGCGTGACATCTGCGGCCTGGTCCTGGGAGAGCTCTAACCGCGCCTCAGCGTGGATGACGTACGTGGTCTTCTCGTGCGGCGGAGATGCCAACACTACCCACGCGCACGGGTCGGGGCTGTACCCGAAGTCCACGCCCATCGTGTGTACCCACGTGGTGCGGTCGTATCCGGGTGGCAGCGGTCGCACGTTGCGGTCGCGGGTGAACTTGAACACCTGCGCCGAAGTGTCATCGACAAAGCGGCCCATGTACTCGCGCTGGTAGGTGGTGGAATCCTCATCCCACTCGTTGCGCTCGCGGACATAGGCCAGGTACGCGTCAACAGTCTTAAACTTGGGGTTTTTCCAGAACGGGTTTTCGCGCAACGTCCAGTGATGGACAGACCAGCCAGGCGTCTTGCCTGAGCAGATGTCGAACCACGGCCCGGAGCGCGTGAGGCTAGGCGTACCCGCCAGCGTCAGAGGTCCGCCAGTCGTGGCTAGACACGGTTCCATGACGTTGAGCACGAGATTCGGCAGCATACTCGCATACGTCGCGACCTCATCGAAGTAGGCAGCGGCCACCGCGAAGCCGCGTAGAAGCTCAGCCGCGCCCTTATCCGCCATGCCCCAGAACAGGATTCGCGCGCCCCATGGTGCGTTCCATGCGCCTTCTTGGCTGTTGGGTGTGATCGGGATCTTGTAGCGCTTCGCCAAAGCGTTGATGCCCGCCCAGTGAAGCATTTTGGCCTTTTTCTGGGACTCGGCTCCTATCACGATTGTCTCGCCATAGGACGCATCCATGAGCGCGAGGACCGCAGACCGCGGTATCATTTCACTTTTTCCGCTTCTGCGGCCGGGATGAGCGGCTCGAAACTGGATAGGATCGTCATGCAAAGACAGCTGCCTGTCCGACATAGACGACCTAATCGCCGCCCTGATGGCGTCAGTCTGCTCAATGCGTTTCAGCAGCAGACGCGCCTCGTCCATGTCTTCGGCTCGCATTACGCAGCCCTGAAAAACTCCGGGTCGTGTTTTAGTTCCGCAGCTCTCCTAAATGCTGCGGCTTCGTCCTTAGACTCGAAGAACCCAAGGTGGATTCGTTTCCCGTCTAGCTTTATGTACGAGTGCCACTTTGAGAGCCTTTTGTTAAACGAGACCCCTTTGATTCCGCTGCTTGTATCTCTGTTTACAACCTGGTTTCTACTATTCTTGCTACGCGAGCAAGCGCGCAGGTTAGATCGGCGATTGTTTAGGCCGTTGCCGTCAACATGGTCCACATCAAGACCGCCGACTCCAGCAATCAACCTGTGCAGCTTCACCGTCGTTCTGGAGCCGTCTGGCTTCTTGTGGTTGGCATAGGCGTAGAAGTTTCTGCGCTGGTCGTTCACAAACCACGTGTAACTCCTTACGGCGTCCCAGTCCGCGGTGCCGATTACCGTCCACACGCCGCGAGATAGCTGGATCCAGGTCTCTCCGTTGCGCCTATGAACCACCTGTTTTCTGCTCACGCAAACCTCACTTCCGCCTCAGCCGCTCGAAAGTTGGCCGCCTGCCTGTTCGCAATCTTCGCCTGCGTCAGCAGCAACGCGTATTGGTGCCGCAGGTTAGGCTCCAACGCAGCCCTGGCAGCACCGGTCACCTCCAGCGCAGGCAGGTTCAGTGGTAGCGGCGTAATGGTCACAGCCTTCCACGTTCCGCTCGGCAGCTGCTCTACCATCGCCCACAGCTCATCGCGACCATCCTGCCTTACCGGAAGCGGCTCACGCTCGCGCTGTTCAGCCTTGGCCTTGGCGTTGTCGAGCCATGCGCCGGCGAGCTCAGCCACGTCACCGCGAACGACCTCGACGCGCGGGCTGGCGTTGTCATTGTCTGGCGCGAAGCCTACGGACACGACTCCACGCGGGTCAGACTCGCTCATGTGGTTGCTCTCTTCCTTGGGCGTCTTGGGCTCGTAGTCGAATACGAAGCACGGGTAGTAATCATCGTAGTTGTCTGTGCCGAAGCGCAGCCACACGTGGCCGTCGTCGGCGTCAACAAGCTTCCAGCATTCACTGGACGTGTTTTCGTCGACATCTACGCGCACCTTTGCGATCGGGACGGAGAACAGCCCAGACACCGGGCCAATGATGGCCAGCCGTTCCATTGCGCTGCGGTAGCCGTCGTTGGCGTCTTCCACCACTTCAAACACGGTGCCATCAAGGCGGAATGAGTTGTTTGCGGCTCCGTAGAAGCCAAACGTACGCCCACTCAGACTGTCCACATTGATGCCGAACTCGCGATCCAGCGTGGCCGCAAGCTGCTCCACCGTGTCTCGTGCCGCACGCACCGCGTACACGTCTCCAACGGCGGAGATGCTGCGCGCGTCATCTCGCCACGTGATGCGCCAGGCAGCACTCGTTTCAAGCTTGGCCACGGAGAGAACGGCAAAGCCGGGATGAAGCGCAGCAACGCGCTCAGCTGCGGCTGCCACCTTCTCCAGTCCAATCACCGCTTACCGCCTTGGCTCTGCTGGTTCTGCTGCGTCTGCGCAGCCTGCGATGGCATCGGATCCCAGTACATGCATTTGCTCTGGTCGATGCATCGAACCGTTC